AACTGACAGCTTCTCTTACATTACTAACAACAGCTTCTACTTCTTTAAGACCTGTATGTTCTCTTAAATGACCATAAAGTTTTATCTTACGCAACATATCTTATCCTCCTACCAGTACATTTCTGTAACCATTCACCGTATGGCTCTCGGCCTGATAATCTTCCCTGTATATGGTGCAATACTTGTCCATCAATAAATACAGCAATATGATTAAGGCCATTACCATAAATATTAAGTAATAAACAATCATTTGTCTGTAGCTGTTCATTATATTTTAACTCACGAAAACCTGTCGCCTCAAAACAATCTTCAAACATTGGATTATCTAAAAAATCATCTTCATTAGCAGGTCTTACCCAATCTCTCATTACAATTCCTTGTTCTTTAAAATAATCTCTGACTAAACTCCAACAATCATAAACTCCAAACACATAAGGTCTACCTATCAAACTATCTTTATATCCTTGCGGTTTATAATTTTGCCATTCTTTGGTGTGTGGATTAACTATGTAAGATTGCAATCCAAGTTTTTCTGCTGAATATTTATCAGCATCAGATGGTGTTGCATCGCAGTTTGTATGGCTATGAAATATCGCCACAATATCTCCCTTATCTTCTGTTTTGGCCCATGTTTGTGGATCAATAGTAAATTGATTTATTTTGTCACTGGCTATATTTATAGATGGTGCATATTTTTCTCTACCTTTAAACATATAAACAAGACCACAAGCCTCATTTGGTGCTTCATTTATTGCGTGTTCTAATGCTTTATCTTGCCAAATCATTGAAAGAACTCACCAATGCCGGGGAATTCATTTGGAAGTACCTGACGTTTTGGCCCTCTTACCCCTGCCATATCCATTTGCATGGCACATTCAAACTGTACCATCTCTTGATTTTCAACTACTTTTCTTGCGATCATAAACACCCTATCAGGAAATTTTTGTGTATCGTCTGCTGTTGAATTAGTTGAATCAAAGTTTTCATTATCAAGAAATTTTTTTAAGGTTGTTATATAAACTAAAGTACTGCCAATAAGATCATTACCAACAGTAACTTTATTAACTTCCATTAACATTGATGAGATAGTACCTGACGGCAAAGCAGAACCACCTTCTGCAACAGTAAAAGTACTAGCAAGACTTGGACTTAAATTGCTTATTGTTAAACGTGGTCTTGGCAATGATCCTTTTGATGACATATCAAAACCTTCACTTTTTATAGGAAAAGGCTCATATACTTTACCTGCAAAATGAATAGAAGCATCTTGTAATGATGATGTAGTTTTTAAATTAGTTCCAGCATGAAATCTTTTTATAGGTCTTTTTGCAGTCCAAGTAACACTATCATCAGTTATTGTGCCACCCTCAGAAGCGTTGGCAAAAGCAATACTAGGCACAGAACCACCACTTGTACCACTAGATGTACATTCAAATACCATACCTTGTGGTGGAAAACTATTATCTAAAACTAAACTTGTAGAACTTACAGTTGTACCAACTTGATATGCTTTATTTGCTTCCCAATCAGCGTAATGTAATCTTTGATCTAAATGTATTTCAAATAACTCAACAATTGCTGAAGGATTACTTTTTTGTAATTCCGTAACAGTGGCTTGTTTTGGTAAATTAGAAGATGTCATGCCACATCAAATACTTGTCTAAATTTTACTTTTACCGTTGCAAGATTTGCATAGTCATCAGTTTTTGTATAACCACCCTCGACTACAAATTTCATTGCAGCACTTTCTGTAGGAACTGTATAAAGAATATTATCTCCATCTTCAGCCCTATCATCAAAGAAATCAGTTAACTTATTTGCATCTGCTTGACTAAGATTTTTAAAAGTTAAATTAAAAGTTTTAGGATTTTGATTCAATCCTATTGTTGTTCTATGTTCAATTCCATCCCCTAGGCTTGATACAAAAGTTTTTGGAACATTACTTTTAGATAATCCATAATCAGGATTTTGAAAATCATTTCCAGCAGCATTACTAGGGAAATTTACTGTCATTATCTGTAAAGAAGTCCTCCCGGTCTTTGTTGTCTTAGAAGCTCATCTTGAACTGCCCCTGCCAACATCTTACCAAGCATTTCAGCTTGACCAGTATTGCCTTGTGCAGAAGTATTAGAAGCGTCTACATTCACAACAACATTATTAGAACTTCCAGAAGCTTGTACTCCAAGTTTTCCATCAGCACCACGCTTTAAAGGCATAATTGCTTCCGGGCCTTGCTCTGCCATAAGCCCCATCCCATTTGCCATTGGGAATAAAGTTGGTTTGTTTACTATGCCTCCATAAGCATATGGAACAATCTTATTTTTAGCAAAGACATTACCTTTTGCACTTTTAACAACCTCGCCACCACTAACAACACCACCATTAGCTAACTTAGGGAATAAAAAGCTAAATAAAGGTTTTACTATCGCTGCCCTAACTAACATTCTTGTTAAATCAGCAATGATTGATCTTGTAAGATCAGAAAAATTTAGCTTTCCTGTTGTTACAAATTTAACGAGTGCATCTTCCATACCTTTAAACGCATTTACAACAGCTTGTTCTGCTTGTTCTGCAAACTTAAATGCACTTTGAGCAAATGATTTTAATGCACTGCTATCGCCTCCTAAATCCCCCGGCAATCCTTTTGCATCTCCTCCAGCACCATCATCTCCAAGTTGTTTTTTTAATTCATTTAATTTTGTTAAATAGTTTTGATAATCTAATAAAGCTCTATCATATTCACTTGCTCCACCATGCACACTACCCCTGCTTTTATCTCCTCGGCTTTTAATTAATCTTTGTCTTGCTCTTTCTAAATCCTTTTCAGTTTTATCAATCGCATTTGCAAGACCTATACCCATAAATCTATTAAATGCTTCAATACCTTTTGTGATAGCATCAACAATATCAGCAAATACTTTTTGAAACTCTGCTCCAATAGGTTGCAATATTTGACCAACTGCAAGTTTTAATCTATCCATTGTAGTTTTCAACCTTTGGCCTGCATCAGCAGATGAATTTGCTACTTTCTCGGCTGTCTCAGCAAAGTCTACATTTAATTTTTTAGCAAATTGTATAACTTGATCTAAGCCAACAGTTCCATCTCTTAAGTCTTTTTGTAACTTCTGCAAACTACTGCCATTAGCTTCTGCAAATTTCACAACAGCACCAGCTAGTCTTTCACCTAACTGACCTTGTAGTTCCTCCGCAGATACCTTACCTTTACCAAAGATCTGTGACATGGCTCGTATCGCAGATTGTACGTCTTCTGCGTTACCTCCAGTTGCTTTAATAGCGTTTGAAACACCAGTAAATACAAGCTCTGCTTGTTCAATAGTTCCACCAGCACCAAGAACAGATGCAGAAAGAGTTGTAAATTGTTTGGTGGATGCAGCTATTGGTACATTTAATTTTCTAGAAGTTGTTGCTATAACATCTAAACCCTTTTTAAAATCTGTTTGATTTTTTGTTACACCAGCTAATGCAATCTGTAGTTTTTGTATTTCTGCTGCATAAGAAGCTGACTCTGCTCCAAATTGTGCTGCACCAGCAACGGCATCAATAGTTCCTCCTATAGCAGCACCAGCAAGCGCACCGGGCGCACCTCCAGCTATTGCACCAATACTTGCACCTGTAGCTGCTCCAGCAGGCAAAAATCTTGAGGCAGCAGCACCTATAGCAGCACCTCCAGCAGCTTGCGCTCCCACACTCATCTTGCCAAATGCACCGCCAAAACGACCACCACCTCCAGCAGCAGTAAGCCTTTTCATCTCTCGTTCTGTTTCTCTTATAGCTGCACTTAACTTTTTATATTCACGAGAACCAATAGCTACATTATCTTTAGTTCTTTTTAAGGCATCAATTTGACCTTGAAAAGCGTTTTTACTTAATTTAGTTTCTTTTCTAACTTGTCTTAAAGTATTAACAAATTCATCTACATCTTTATCAGCTATTTTTACTGTTGATTTTAATTTTTCAAAATCTTTACCAAGACCACTTATCTGCGAAAAACCTTTTAGATCTAAAACTAATTGAATTTTATCTATAGCTTTAGCCACTACTTCTTCTCCTTATTAAATTCACGCATAGCCACAGATTCCATTAGTTGTAAACCTTCGAGCATTTCTTGTCGGTTACTCACATGATAAAGGTCAAACAGTCCTCCATCAAGTAATAACACCTCGTATTTTAATCCTACTACACCTCCAAAGGTTGTGTTCCATTGTGTCTGACAACGTAAAAACATCATTACA